CGACGAGTTTCCTTGGCGATTGCATTAGCTTCGCGTTCGATCTGGAACATGAGGCCACGGAAGCGTTCAGCTGACCAACGACCATCTGAGTCAGCTAGTAGGTCATATGCACCACCACCGAATGTGGTTGAAGATAGATCGCCTTGCTTTGCACCTAGCTTGGCAACATGGTAGATGCCACGAACGACTTCGCGGTTGATTTCAGCAAGAATTTCAGTGCTGAGAATGTTGGCGAGTTCGGTTTCAGCATCAAGTCCGTGAACAGCCTTGAGGTCCTGAGCGAGTTCAGTGGTGTAGTCGGCCTTTAGAGCGCGAGTCTTAGCCTGAACAGCAACCTTGTCAATGGTGAATGCCATTTCCTGGAAAGGCTTACCACCAGATCCACCGAGGTTTTCGGCATCACCAACTAGTAGACCCTTTAAGTTGTCTGAAAATAGAGCTGATGTTCTTGTTGCACCAGATACGCCACCACCGAATAGGGTTAGACCATAATCGGCAGAACCACCGAAGTAATCAGTATACGCATTACCGCTACCGTTAGTACCACCTGAACCGCCGAATGGTACGAATGGTTCCTGGTACATGGCATCCTTACGAGGACCACCAGTTGGATCGTACTTGGGACGCATTGCGAAAATGAGTCCGGTTGGAGCGGTCATGGGCTGAACGCCGCAGATGTCATAAGCAATGAGGTTTGGCATTGCACGACGAACAAGGCTGATTAGGATTGGGTCGTAACCAGCGATGTTGGTTGATGAAGCATTACCAAAAACATTGCTGATTGGTCCACCTAGGGTGTTGTCTTCAACAAGTCTTTGCTGACGCATTGCAGATTCTTGGTTCTCAAGAAGAACTGCGGTGACTTTAGCTTTGTAGCTATCTTCAATTGCAGGGAGTGCGCTGTGGCTTAAAACTGGCTCCCACTTCTCAGTTAAAATATCGTATGGTGTTGTGTCTTCTAACATTGTATCTCCTGTGTATTTTTATTTATAATTTATCTGTGCTTAAGGTGTCTACTGATCGCATTTGCGTATACATTAACAGTACTTTCAGTTAGTGTTTCGGGTACTGTTGATGTTTCAAGAATGTCAATAGCGCGATTTACTGATTGTATTCTTGGTAGTGCTTGTGGTTGAACTTGAACTGGACGAGCAAAGAAGCTTTCCTTGATGACTCTTAGTTTTCTGCGGAATTCGTCTGCGTTATCAAATTCAACTCCTTCGGCTAGATTAGCTAATTTATCTACTTGAGTTGCAGCTAAACCAGCAGTTTCTTCGGCAAAGACTGCTATGGCAGCAGTATCTAAAAGCTTCTTGCGAAGAGAAACATTTTCATTTATGCTCTTGTTTAGTTCTTCATTCTTATTGTCGATTTCGGTATAAAGTTCATCAAGAACATCATATTTTTCATCAGGAACATCAATGAAATTAGTTTCAAAGAGTTTCTTTAAACCAAAGATAAAATTCTCTGCCAATTCAACTTTAACTCCTCTTTCGACTTGTAGACGATTTTCAGTAACCCATTCTTCAACGACATAAGTTAAGTAATCATCTAGCTTTTCAGACAATTCAGATACAGTTGAAGCTAGTGCTTCTGAATATCTTCTTTGATATGCTTCCTGAAGTTTATATGATCTTTCATTTAACTTTTGATTTACGGCAGCGACAAAAATTGTCTTTGCTCTTTCAACAAAGTCTTCTGAGAGATTTGAATTGGCAAATAAAGCAGCAAGATGCTCTTTTAGAGCCTCTTCCGATTCTGCTTCCATTTGATCATAATCCATTGGTTCTTCGTCCATTTCATCTTCAGTTCCCATAGGAGAACCTGGCATCTGCATTGGTCCTCCCATTTTTGGGGTCTGAATTGAAGCTGCATTTTGTGCGTAATATTCGCCTACTGGCTTATTTAAAACAAATCCTCGACCTGTGGTATCAAAAGCTCCACCTCCAAGGATATCCTGTTCATCTGATTGTGTATTTTGTGGTAACATTATATTCTCCGTTTTATATATTATTTTATTTATTGTCCGATTAATCTATCTATTCCTAATGATCGTTGTACGCTAGCAGGTCTACCGCGAAGATTTCGTGCAGCTGTTCTAAATAAAACATCTTGCATTCCTTGTGTTGCAGAGTTCCGAACATCTTCTAATCCACCAGCAATAACCCCTTTGCCACCAAAAATACTTGGTAGCTGTGTTCCTGCCGCCGCAGCAGCAGCTGTAGTTAATACTCCAGGCCCACTAGTGGCCGCAGTACCAGCAGCACCGCCAGCACCGCCAGCACCGCCAGCACCTCCACCTAAAATAACTCTACGAGCAGCATCTGGATCTCCTGCGTTCAATAACCGTTGTGCTTCTGCGTTTCTTAAAGCATCAGCGGTAGTCATTGGTCCTCTACTACCAGCAGCTAATGCATCTCCTACATCTGTACTTACTTGTCCTAATCTAGCCGCTTCCCTTCTTTGAGCAGCAACAGAAATATTCTGTCTTCTAGTAGCTAAACGCCCCTGTGTACCACCAGTAGCAACATCTACAATTTTATCTTTTAAATCACGAAATCCTCTTCGAACTGCTATACCAGGCCTGCTAATTGCTCGTCCTAATGATTGTTTATTTATCTGTCGCCCAGCAGCAGTTGTAGTTCTTAGAGCTACTCTTCCACTTCTTGCAATACCGCTAGCAAGTGCCCTCAGAAGATTTTCATCTAATTGATCTTGATTTAGAGTATGATATACACACTCGTTCAATGACTTTAATTCTTGTGCATTTAAGCGTTTCATTTTATTTTTCTTAAAAAATCTGCAAATGCTTTTATAGATTCTTCTTGAAGTTTTCTCTTTGAAGCACCTGAAATTCTTCTATGATATCCAGCAATATCTTGTTCTTTTAGAATACCATTATCCCAAACCCATTCCTTGCCTTCCATAATTCCATCAACGAAAGCATTTGGTGCAGATGGATCTGCAACGATATCAATAGCAGCAAGCATGAAATCTTCTTTTACATAGTTGACTGCGCCTTTTTTCTCCAAAGAACCCATGCCGCGAGTCGATACTCCTAGCTTAACACCTTCATTCATTAGATTTTTTACAATTTGTCCGCATGGGGTATCAAGGACTTTTGCTTTTCCATAAATGTCACTTCCGCTTTCATTAAGCCAAGTAACTCTATGAGATACGCGGTCTAAATTTACTGATGGACCAGTTGGGTGATTTAATTCTCCCAAAGCACGATTTTTATGTACATATTCAGTAACATAACGACGAGCTTCATTCATTAGAATATTTCTTGGATAAATTCTTCCATTCTTATTCTTTTGATCAGCTTGCATGAAAATACCTTCGATGAAATATTGCTTTTCACCGCTATCGGTTTTTTCAGTAAGAAATTTTATCTCTTCGACTGTTTCTGTTATTAATTTCATTTTTTCTTCTTCTTCTTCTTCATTTGAGCATTCTTCATTTGAGCAGCTGCGATAATATCTCCTCTTGTTATCTCATCTTCTGGGGGATACATTGCTGCTAATTTAGATTTTGAAGATTCAGTCATTGGCTCTTCGTCTTCTTCTTCATCTTCGCTTTCTAGACCTTCTTCGTTTTCAGATGAAACTTCTTCTTCATCTTCTTCATATTCTTCATTGAAGGTTTTTTTGGCAATACGGACATATTCTTCGGCAAGTCTTTCGCCAAGTTTTACAGTTAAGTCTTGCTGAATTAACTTTTTAGCGTCAATTGCGTTTTCTGATAATATTGAGTGGATTATTTTTTTGCTTTTCATGGTTTTTTCCTTTATATTTAGAATTTTTTATTCTTGAGCTTGTGTAGCCTGTTGCATTTGCATTTGTTCTAGTTCTTCTTGCTTTCGTTTGGCAATATCTACAGCCATTTCTCTGTCAATAAGTTCCATTTCTTCTTCTGTTTGTTTTAGAATGTTTTTACGAATATAATTACTGGAATAATATCTGCCTATCATAGGCTCCATTTGAGCAGCTAAATCCATTCTTGAAGCTAAAATTTCAGCATCCTTTAAGTCATTGAAATAAGAATCACGATTAAATGAGAAATTTATATGAGGATAAATTAAATTCCAATCATCCTCAGTTATAACACCCTTTAGTATTAGCTGAACTTTTAATAATTGCGAGAACATACCGGAGAACTTATAACGCAATCTTTCAATAAATTTGTAGAATTTGACCTCATCTCGCGTGATTTCGGCTGATCTTCCCATATTAAAGCCATTTTCTCCCGCCAATCTTGAGGGTGGAATATTTAAAGCAAAATATAGTTTCTTCTTAAAATATTCAACATCCGTCAATTCACCAAGATTTTGTCCCCCATCCAAGGTGGTAATTTCAGTTCCTCTACCACCTTCTCTTCTGGGTAGCCAGAAATCCTCAAGCATTGCCATTTGATTTCTATCGTCTTTAATTTCACCAGTTGTCTGGTTATAAATCATACGATTTCTATATTTGTTCATTAATTCACGAACATACTGTTCTGCTTTTTGCTTTGGCAGATTACCAACATCCACATAGAATATTCTTCTTTCTGGGGCGCGGGAGATACGATATACGACTATTGCATCTTCGACCTGTCTAAGCATGTTTAGTGGTCTGATTGCCTTGTGGAGGAATCCTAAGACCCTCTTGGAATTCATATCAACCATTCCAGAATGAACATAACAAATTGAATCTGGAGATATTCTAAGACCAGCCGCCCCAGTACCGATTACTGAATTTTTATCATTATTTGAATAAACATAGAATTCTTCAACATCTTGAATGATTGATAAAGAATTTCCAGTCTGCTTTGTTGGATTTGACTTTACTTTTCTTACCTTTTTAATCTTGGTAGAATCAAGAGGAACTAATTGTTTAATGCCAGCAGACGGATCGTCCATATCGATAGAAACATAAAAATACAGTTTTGAATCGATATACCATCTACGGAATATTTCGTAGCATTTATCTTGAAAATCTAATAATTGAAGAATTGAATCAAATTCAGAATATATTCTACTTTTTATATTTTCTGAAAAAGTTATCTTTGATAGATCTAATTTTATTGGTTTTCTATCATTACCAGAGACAATGGCTTCATTGGTTATTTCATCAATCGCAGTATCTACTTCTGGATATAAGGCCATTGCACGATATTGTGAAATCGTTGCATGTTCATCTTTTGCAGATCCCATGAAATCGATAAATGTTCCATATACACCAGATCCCTCAAGTGTATAGGCTCCATCAAATTCTTCCGGGGGAGTAAAGTTCTGAAGATTTGCTGTATCTTCTTTTGTATCTTTTACTAGTTTAAATCCAAAAAGCTTAATATCCATTTAAATCTCCATATTATTGATCAATATAATCAAAAGAAAATGCCACGCTAAATGTCACATATTCATCTGGTACTCTCATATCTAGTTGTATTTCTCCAACAGAAATTGGCCAGCACCCATATAATTTTACGGATTTTAATACATTAGTGCAATTTAAGTCTAATTGATCGACAACCCATCCATTAGCTTTATAGGTAGATGGCGTTATTTGATCTCCTGTATTGCTTAAATGATTATTGATACTATTGCTCCAATCATGAAGTTTGCTCCATAATTGAGATGGATTTGTGTTTGCATCATCTAAAATTGTTACTTGCCAAACACTACTTCCCTGGCCTCCATAAGTTCTATCGCCAGGAAGTTTAAGTTTTCTTCCTCTATAATCATATTCTACGACAAATAAATTATTTTGAGGCATTCCTGCTGACATTACCTGAAAAATATTAAACGCTCCTCCATATGGAAAATTTCCAGTTATTCTGAAGCGATTTTTTCTAGTACCACCAGAAAAGTTTGATTTAAAATCATTTATTGATTGAGCCATTTATTTCTCCATTACCCAGTGAAAAAATCGTAACTTAATTTGACAGAAAAAGTATTGTATATTTGAGAACTCATATCAAATTCTACTGGACCAATCAAAGCAGGAAAACACCCTTTCAAAATCATAGTTTTTAACACATTTCCATTGGTGTCTAGATGTCTTACTGTCCAGTCAGTTTTTAAATCTTTAAAAGCATCTGAAGATGACGAATGGACATTTGTTACATGAGAATTTATTCTTTTGTGCCATTGCTGAAAAGAATTCCACAATGACTTTTCTGTATCATCTAAGATTGCTATATCCCAATCACCATAAGTCCTATCTCCAGCATAGTGAATGAGTCTTCCTCTATG